AAAAATATGGAGTTTGCGCAGGAAGTGATAGAGGAATGTGCTGCTTTTCCTTTCGGAGATCACGATGACCTAGTGGATTCTATGACACAAGCAGTTATGAGATTTAGGCAAGGTGGCTTTGTAGAACACCCCGAAGACTACAAGGATGAACCTTTACCAAAACCTAAGAGGACATATTATTAATGAGCAAACTTAATGCCGTTATAAAATTTTTAGCAGCAGCCAGAAACCTTGTGAGACAAGGGATGATGACCAAAGATCAAGTTTTAGATTTTGCTAAACGTGAGTTTGGTGAAGTATCAGAATTATTAAAAAAACAAATCGACGATATATTCAAGAAGCCTGATTCAGGGACCAAGAAAAAAGGAGATGTTGTTCCGTTTAAGAAAAAAGAAAAAGAAGGTATCTCTAAATTTCTTAACGACGATCTTACTTACACAGCTGAAGCAAACAAAATTTTTAAAGAAGGTTTAGATAATTTAAGAGGTAATGAAACTTTTGATGAGCTCCTAGAACTTGGTAAAAAAGATAAAGGGGGCATCACTGAAACAGATCAGGCTTTTAGTTTTATAAAAAATTTAGAAGATCAAGGTAAGATAGAAGAAGCAAATAAATTAAAAAAATTAATGGATGAAATTAAAGCAAGCGATGATGGCTTAACAGATAGTCCTTTTGCGGACATGGAGAAAATTTTAAAAAGTGAACCAGCACAATTGTCGGAAAAAGAAATGGTAGAAAGAGCCTTAAAAGAAATAACTAAGAAAAAATCTTTAGGCACCATGTCTCAGGAATCTATCATGAGAGCAGCGATTAGAGAATTTTTAGAAAGACGAGTCAAAGATGGTTCACTTACAATACCAGATAAAGGTGATCTAGATGCAATCCTGCAGGTTAGAAGTGATATTGATCCAATTGATATATTTAGAAAAGCATACGGTGAAGATGCAATCAAAGGTATATCAGACATACAAGATGATTTTAGTGAAGTATTATTTAATGCTCAATCATATAAAGAACTAGGTGATCAGTTTGAAAAAATATTCTACAGAGAAAGCGATGGAGACTTATTGTATAATACTAAACCAAAAGAAAAATATGGTTATGACGAAGGTTTAATGAAGAACGAAGAGTTAAAAGAAATACTTGAAAAAGATTTAAAACAAAAAGAAGAGTTAGAAAAATTCGATGTCACAGACCGAAAAGAAAATGCAGGTGGTGGATTAAATTATTTAATGGGGATGTAATGAAGATAGGCGAATATGAACAGATGATGTCCTATCTAACGCGTCCTGCGTTTGAAAACGGAACACCCTTACCTAAAAAGAAACCCTACACATTAGAAAATTTTAAAAGAAAAGCTGACCTGTATATGCAGGCAATGTTGGGTTCTTCTAACAAAGAATATTTTAGAGATTTAATAGTTGCAGAGTACGACAAAGCAAAAGCAGCCGGAGTAGACACTGAAGCTGGTTTAGAGTTTATAAAAGAAAAACGAAAGATGTATGACACTTTGATAGAAGAAGGTCGAATGCAAGGTGAACCTGCACAACTTGGATCAAGCTATGGTGTTGAAAGAGAAAATCTTTCTGTAGGTGGACAACCTTATACAATCTTTGGAGAAAAAATTGATATACCTTTAATTAAAGGACCTCAAGGACCTAAACAAAATAAAAAAAGTGTTGAAGAAGGTTTTAAGAAATTAGAGAAATGGTTAAAAGATCCTACACCTGAAAACTGGGTTAAAACGTTTGGTAAAAATAATGCTTTTAGTTATCAATTAAGAAATTATTTGCAAGGCACTAGAGATATAGGTTCAGTTAAAGGCATGGACACTGCAGAAAAAGTGTTTGATGCAATAAACGTAAAAAAGTTATTAAAACCTAATCAAATTCAAAAAATTTTAGATTTAGACACTGGAGGCAAAGGAGTTAGCCTTACATCTAAACGAGCTAAAACTTTTGGTAATTTAAAATTTACCATGGATGAAACTATTGAAACAATTAAAAACTTTCAGAATGGTGAGCAATGGTTAAAAAGAAATCCTGATCCAAATAAGGTAGGACCGGATGGAAAAAATATTTACAGAAAATATGCTAACGCTATTAAAAGCATGCAAAGTGAAGCTGCAAGAATAGGTGGCTTCCCCTTTGGTGATAATAGTGAAAAAAAACTTTGGGCTAATTTATATAGAGCATCTTATAGAGGAGATAGAATAAAAATTGTTGGAGAGTTTGCTGATGGTAATTTACCAATCGATAAGGATGGTAAAATAAATTGGAAGATGACTAACAAAGATGGAGTTCCTGCTTGGAAGAGAGTTCAGTTTATAGATACTCAAGCTCCCAAAAACACTGTTTTTAAATGGGGCGGTGATTTTAAAAAAGGTGATTTTGCAAAACAGATAGACGATACATTTGGTGAAGGATTTTTTAAAAAATCTACAGAGGCTTATGACACTCAAGTTAAGACAGGCGGTAAAAGAGATTTTACAAAAGCTGGAGGAGGTAAAACAATTAAGAATGAACTTAAAATGGCTCTTCTAAGAAATGAAGCATTATTACAAAATCCAAAAGCAACTCCAAAAGAAATTAACGAATACATAAATAAAAGAGCTAAACGATTTAATATAACCGAAGTTCATCACCCTGATGGTGTAGGAGTTAATCCTTACAAAACAGAACCTGTATTTCGTTATGCAAACAGAGCTTTAGATCTAGAGGTTATGCAACCCTTAAAAGCAGGCAGAATAGATATTAAAGAGGCTAAATTAAGAATAGACAGAATTAATAAAAACATTGGGCCTATAAGAACTTTACTTGATGATGGTTACTATGGTAACAAAGCAAACACTCAAAAATCTATAATTGAAGCAGCTGAAAAATATAAGATAAAAAGCTTAACAGATTTAAGACCTGATATAACTACAGCAGATCAATTACCTATTCCAGAAAAAACAAAGAATAGAAATCTATTTAAAGATTTTGAAATAAGAACAGGTGGAAATGTTTTAGGATCTAACGTTGGTTTATTTAAAGGTATTGGTGAAACTATCAAAGCTATACCTACACCAACAGGAACTTTAGCCTTAACAGCTGGACTTGGTGTAGATCCAACCTCTGCAATAGATAGAGTTGCATTAGGAGCAGAAGCAGCGTTTGCACCTGAACTTGTAAAACAAACAAGTAGAATAACTTCTAATCCAATTGTTCAAAGATTTTTTAATTTAGGTTTGTCACCTCAAATGGCTTTACGTGCCGCTAGAATAATGTCGCCTGTAGGTGTTGCATCGTTAGCTGGAGAAGGTATCTATCAATTGTATAAAGCAGGTAAAGCTGAGAAAGCAAAATTAGATGCTATGACTGATGAACAACGAGAGGGATATTTAAGAGAACAAGAAGCAGAAAATATGGTGGCTGCAGCTAGTGGTGGATTAATAAGAAAAGGTTTTGCTGATGGACCTGATGATCCAGGTAGAAGAAAGCTTTTAAAAATATTAGGTGGCCTAACGACATTACCTTTTGTAGGAAAGTTTATTAAGATGGCTGAACCATTAGCTCCTGTTGCAGAAAAAGCGATTAGCGCTTCAGCAGAGACATTTTTAAGTTTAGCACAGAAAATAAAAACACTTGGTAAAATGGTTGATGATGTTACTGCAGATCCACGAGTAGAGAAAACTTATGAATATAAAAATTATACATTAAAAGAAAATGCATATGGGGATACCTCTGAAGATATAATTACAAAAAAAATAGGAGACGCTGATTTTGCCTACAAAGAAGAATCTTTAATTTACAAAAAAGGAGGTCTTGATGAATCAGGTAAGACAGTTGATGAAGTAGAAGAATACACTGTTTATCCAGATGGAGAGGGTAAAATGAAGGATGTTGATCAGGGTATAGATAGCATAGAAGAATTTACTAAGGATATAAATGATTAAGGGTAAGAAAAGTGGACCACCACCTAAAAAAGGACCAAGCTCACAAGGCTTGAATATTAATTATAATACTGTTAAAACAGTTAAATTGGAGAAAACAAATGGCAGACATAGACAAAGCTCTACCAAACGAGCCTAGAAAAACAATTAGTGTCCCGGGGGAAGAAGAGATCCAAGAAGAACTTGTACAACAAGTAGAGGAAGAAGCTTCTGCACCAGGTCCCGTTGAAACTGTAGAAAATGAAGATGGATCAGTTGATATTAACTTTGATCCAAACGCTGCATCACCTGAAGGTGGTGACGAGCATTATGCAAACTTAGCAGATTTTTTACCAGATGAAGTATTATCATCTTTATCTTCTGATCTTAATTCTAAGTACATGGATTATTCTATGTCTAGAAAAGATTGGGAAAAAACTTACACACAAGGTTTAGATCTTTTAGGATTTAAATACGATAACAGAACAGAACCATTTCAAGGAGCTTCAGGTGCAACTCACCCAGTTCTTGCAGAAGCAGTTACACAATTTCAAGCGTTAGCTTACAAAGAATTACTGCCAGCAGATGGACCAGTAAGAACACAAATTTTAGGAATACAAACTCCAGAAAAAGTTCAACAAGCAACTCGAGTAAGAGACTTCATGAATTATCAGATCATGGATAAAATGAAAGAGTATGAGCCAGAGTTTGATTCTATGTTATTCCATTTACCTCTGTCAGGATCAACTTTTAAAAAAGTTTATTATGACGAAGTGGAAGGTCGAGCTGTATCAAAGTTCGTACCTGCAGATGATCTGATTGTCCCGTACACAGCTACCTCATTAGATGATGCGGAGGCAGTCATTCATCGAATAAAAATTTCTGAAAACGATTTACGAAAACAACAAGTTGCTGGCTTTTATAGAGACATAGAACTTGGTAAACCTCAAGACAAAGAATCAGATGTTGATAAAAAAGAAAGAGAACTAGAAGGAGTTAGAAAAACAAAAGATGAAGATGTCTATACTCTTTTAGAATGTCACGTTAATTTAGATTTAGAAGGCTTTGAAGACGTCGATCAAAGTGGTGAGCCGTCAGGAATTAAACTTCCATACATTGTAACATTAGAAGAAGGATCTAGAGAAATATTGTCAATCAAAAGAAATTACGAAATTGGTGATCCAAAGAAAAACAAAGTTCAATACTTTGTACATTTCAAATTTTTACCAGGTTTAGGTTTCTATGGTTTCGGTTTAATCCACATGATAGGTGGACTGTCTAGAACAGCGACCGCAGCTTTAAGACAGTTGTTGGACGCTGGAACTTTGTCCAACCTGCCAGCTGGATTTAAGATGCGTGGTATCAGAATCAGAGACGATGCACAATCTATCCAACCAGGAGAGTTTAGAGATGTTGATGCTCCTGGTGGTAATTTAAGAGATTCATTTATGATGCTTCCTTTCAAAGAACCATCAGCAACATTATTACAATTAATGGGTGTTGTGGTTAATGCGGGTCAAAGGTTTGCATCAATTGCTGATCTACAAGTTGGAGATGGTAATCAACAGGCAGCTGTTGGAACAACTGTTGCTCTTTTAGAGCGAGGATCAAGAACTATGTCAGCAATACACAAAAGAATTTACTCAGCTCTTAAAAACGAATTTCAATTAATGGCTAGAGTATTCAAGTTATATCTACCAGCGGAATATCCGTACGACGTAGTTGGGGGTCAAAGAATGATTAAACAACAAGACTTTGATGATCGGGTAGATATCTTGCCAGTTGCTGACCCTAACATCTTTTCACAGACTCAGCGTATTTCCCTCGCGCAAACAGAGTTGCAGCTGGCAACATCAAATCCACAAATGCATAATCTATATCAAGCGTATAGAAATATGTATGAAGCTTTAGGTGTAAAAAATATTGATTCAGTATTGGTAAAACCAATGCAACCAACACCAAAAGATCCTGCGTTAGAACATATTGATGCTTTGGCGGGTAGACAATTTCAAGCTTTCCCTGGTCAAGATCACAGAGCGCACATGACAGCTCATTTAAATTTTATGGCAACGAACATGGCTAGAAATAATCCAATGGTAATGGCTAGTTTAGAAAAAAATATTTTTGAACATATTAGTTTAATGGCTCAAGAACAAATTGAACTAGAGTTCAGACAAGAATTATCTCAACTACAACAGTTATTACAACTTGCACAAGCTAATCCACAGATGCAACAACAAGCAAAACAGCTAAGTCAACAGATAGAAGCTAGAAAAGCAGTGTTGATAGCAGAAATGATGGAAGAATTTATGCAAGAAGAGAAGAAAATTACTTCACAATTTGATAATGACCCTATTGCGAAGCTAAGATCAAGAGAATTAGACCTTAGAGCAATGGAAAATGAGCGAAAAGAACGTGAAGGTAAGCAAAGAATGGATCTTGATAAGATGAGAGCGATGATGAATCAACAAAATCAAGAAGAAAAGCTTGAACAAAACGAACAATTGGCTAATTTAAGAGCAGATACATCAATTCAGAAGACAGTTTTAAGTAAAACTCTTCCAAGTTCTGATCAAATGATGCCAAATATCGAAATTATGAGAAAAGGAGACTAATTTATGTGGTTAAGTGCAATAAAATTAGCAGTTTCTGCTGGAAGTAAGATTTATGCTAATAAACAGCGTACAAAAATGGCAATGTCTGATGCACAATTAATGCATGCAGAGCGTATGGCCAAAGGTGAGGAGCAATACCAGGGAAAATTGTTAGAAGCCCGTCAATCAGACTGGAAGGACGAGGCAGTTTTGATAATTCTCAGTTTGCCCGTGTTGTGGCGAGTATTTATGGTATAAAGGGAACGCAAATATTTAGAAACGGAGGAAAAAAATAATGCCAGGAACAATGATGAAAAGACCTATGTATAAAAAAGGTTCAAAACCTAAAAAAGGTGGCAAGATGAATGCAGGATTAAGAGCATTTCTTGAAAAGAAAAAAAAGAAGGGTAAAAAATAATGAGAAGTTATTTTAAAAAAGGTTCATTCCCTGATTTAAATAAAGATGGTAAGATTACCAAAGCTGATATCTTAATGGGTAGAGGTGTAATTGGTAAAAAGAAAAAAAATAAAAAAATGAAAATAGCTAAATCACCAATGGCTAAACAAGTGAGGCAATCATAATGGCTAAACTATGTCCAAGAGGTAAAGCAGCAGCAAAGCGTAAGTTTAAGGTATATCCTTCGGCATATGCTAACATGTATGCTTCTGCAGTTTGCTCAGGTAAAGTTACACCAGGTGGTAAAAAGAAAAGAAAGAAAGCTGCTAATGGTGGTTTTATGACAATGGATAATTATTACAAAGGAGTGATATAATGAGAAAAGGTTTTAAACATGGATCTTACAAAAACAAACCTAATCCACACATTGATCAACAAGTTTATGTAACTAAATCTGGAAAAGAAGAAGCAAGTTTTGTCGACAAAGATTCAGTTATGAAAACTAAAAATCAAAGAAGAATGGCCGGGCCAGCAGCTGGTAGAACAGAAGCTAGACATGGTGGTAGAATGTGTGCACAAATTAAAGGTTTTGGAAAAGCTAGAAGACCAAAGAAAAAATAATGAGAACATATTATTCAGAAGGTGGACTACGTAAATGGGTAGCAGAGAAATGGGTGGACATCGGAGCTCCGAAGAAAGACGGCAAGTATCAACCTTGCGGGAGATCGAAAGGGAGCAAAAGGAAGTATCCAAAATGCGTCCCACTTGCAAAAGCCACACGGATGACAAAAGGGCAAAAGGCCTCTGCTGTCAGACGAAAAAGAGCTGCGGGTAATCCGGGAGGAAAACCTACAAACGTTGCTACATTTGCAAAAAGAAAAAAAGCAATGGGTGGAGGTTATATAGGTCCAGCGATTAATTCTGATTATGCAGGAGTAAGATTGTCAAATCCAGTTTCTGAAAAATATTATAAGGGGATGATTTAATGGCAGGTGGCGGTTCATTTATAAGTGATCAAAATTTTACGACCTTAACAGCTGATGGTCAGGTAAAAACTTTTTCAGGAGGATCTACAAATATAGGTCCTTGTAGAATTACGTATATTCAAGCAACAGGTATAACTAATTTAAAATTATATGATGCAGCTACTGCATCTGGTAATATTGTTTTTGAAGCTACGTTTGGTTCAGAAGGTTTAGATATAATGATTCCAGGTAGTGGTATTAGATTTAGAAATACTGTTTTTGCAGATATAACTGGATCAGGATCTGTAACACTTGGATACACAGGCTAATATGAGACAGTATTATTCTAAAGGCACAATGCCTGCAAGAAATAAAAAAAATTTTAGACCCACAAAAAGTGGAGCTGGAATGACAGAGGCGGGAGTTAAAGCTTACAGAAGACTTAACCCTGGTTCTAAATTAAAAACAGCCGTGACTGGTAAAGTG